TTTGGTATTCTTCTTCGTCCTGCCAAGACAGAAACACCGGTACAAAACCAGCCAACGCCGTAGGATTGATCGAGCCGTCTTTATTATACAGCCCCCTTAGCCTATCTACCGCCGCCCAATACTCTTTGAAAAAATGTCCGCCTGTACCATTAGCAGTTCCCTCAATTACAACCATTGTGTCTGGGTCGTTAGACGGCACTTCGTTAAGTAGGCCGGTTAATTGATTATCGGCATTCTTCCAATAAGGTACTTCTGTGTTTGATACCGCTCCGTGTATGGTGCAATAGGAATGGTCTTTATCATCTACTGTAAAATCATTAACTATACAAGGAGATGCCACATTAACAATAGACAATAAGGGTATCCAGGCATAACCCTTTTCAACCTGAACCGTTCCGAAATGCCCTATATCTTTCCTTTTTCTTAATAAATAAGATTTGCCCAAATCCTTTGAAATTATTTCTACGCCACCACCACACAAAGAAAGCCTGAATTGTTCCTTTTCGTTCCTGCCCCGTCGCAATGCAGATGGTTTGTGTTCAATGCTTGGCCAACCATAACCAAGCGACGCCAACGCCTCACGCATTCCAACAGTTATGGCCGAATGTATGCTTGGAGCAACTATCCTTCGAGTATCTTTGTAAAAATGTCCGTCTCCATCCAAATATCCATAAACAATACCTTTGACAAAATCCTTCGGGTAATCATACCATTGTATAGGAAAGTGTTTGCTTTTTACTCTGCCACATAAATTATTGAAAAACTCGGCGAATGAACGACCATAAACATTCACTTTGGCCGCCAATGAATTTTTTCGATAACTAATTTTGCTCGATTTATACAGAGAAGAAAAACCAGAAAGCCATAAGACTGTCCTATTAACCTCTTTTTTATGAACACAAAAGGCCACTCCGCAAGGATTTGGCCTTTTTTTATTGTGTTGCAATTTAAGATGCCCTTCGGCCAGATATAGCCCCACCAACAATCCTAATTCGTATGTTAATGGAACTTGTGCAGGAACACTCTCTATTCTGCCACCGCCGTGTTTTCTGTATTTCACACCAACATCAAACGGTAAAGAAGCAATCTTCTCGGTAATCGGACGAACCGGAAAGCCTATGCAATCCCCAATTTTCATATCACGCAGTTTTTGCCATCCCTTTTTTGACCATATTTTATGGTCGGGAGTAGCAATAAACGGAAAGCCTTGCAATCCCTTGAATATGGCCTTGACACAGTCTTTGACTTGACGACTTTTGACAGACACCTTTGATTGTTTACCAGTATGCGTTATTACGTCATCGCCCACCTCATAATCGCTCATTAAACACAGCCCCGTATTACTAATGATAGGTGTCTTTTCCGACAAGCAAGCGTGTACATAATGAGTATCACCGCCACGACCAAGAGTGGTAGTTCCAGCGGTTTGACAAAGCAACGAACCTCTGTGGGGCGATGCGTACAGAATTTCTTGCCGGTTCGACCTCTCGGTTTTAATTTTTCTATCGGTCGGCATTTCTTCCTGAAACGTCTCTGCCATTTTGAAGACTTTATTGGTCGATACCTTGTCCATAGAGACAACGCAACCGTGAACATTTTCCCGGCGGTTAATCTTCTCAAAAATACAGGCTTCAATATAAGTCGATATGCCTCTTTTTCGAGCCTTGAGAATAATAATCTTGATAGGCAGGCCGTATTTCTGCTGCAAAGCCATTACGTTATGGACTTTGAGTTGTGCTTTATTGTGTACAAATGGCACAAGTTGAGCCTTCTTATTGATAATCTTTAAATGAGCAGACTGCCAGCCAAGAGAAGTCTGTTCATAAGCCTGTCGTAATTCAGATTCTTTTTCGATTGCTACGGTCATTCTATCCTATCCAAAATCCTGTTATTTCTAAAACTTCCTGTGAGGTCATATTGTAAAATTTACGCAATTTTTCAGCGTTTTTAAAATCGGATTTTGCTAAAGCACTTGGGTCTTTAATTTCTTTGCCATTCTTATCAAGAACAAGGTCGCCGTGAATAACAACATCATCGTGATTGGCACTCGAAATCCTTATCATTTTTAATAACTCATAATCACATTCAGGAACTTCTTTTGTTTTTCTATCAATCATATATTTATCCGGTCGCCCTTTTCTGGCAAATATAGTTCCATCTGTTCTGGTCAACACCTCGCGGACAAGGCTCTGGGTTGTACCACGGCTTCTCAGCATTGAACGGTACAGTCTTTCCAGCAATCACTTTTGCCTCAATTTCAGGTGGTAGATTAGGTCTAACTGGTTGCAGTTCGTCGCTCTTGCTTAAATCTGGCGCGTTTTCTAAAGCCGGTTTTTGGCCTAAAATCGCAGATACCGCATTTTTAGGGTTTAAACGCCGTTTTCGCATATACTCTCGCTGATAGTCAGTTTTGGCTTTGCCAGTCAACATTATTGCCAGCCCCCACTTATACTACGACCGTCAAGGCCATTAAGACCCTCTGCCTCCGCTGCGGCAAGCCGTTCTTTAATTTGGTCAATCGTTAAAGCCTCGGCCTGTATCTTCGCGCCGAGGGTGGTCGTGTCAAGACGCTCAACATAACCGTGATTGGAACTCAATATCAGCTTTACAATCGCCGACTTCCAGTCGCCATTTAACCCATTTTTAAGCAGTTTTCCTTCTTCAATAGCCTTTAAATCCTTTAAAGAGTCGGAAAAGTTTTTGTAAGTCTTGCCCCATTCGTACATTGTATCTTTGCAAACACCCAAAAATACTGCATAGCCAACTATACTCGGCAAGTCTTCTTCTTTCTTGCAATGCTTAAGATACTCCGTCAAGTTGCACATTTCAGGCCGATATTTCGTTGGCCGCCCAAAAACATAACCGAAAGGTTTTTCTTTAGCTTTAGTTAGACCCTTGCCGTTCTTTTTATTTTTCGCTTTTTTCTTTGTCTTTTTAGCCATTTTGTTAGACCCAATTACAATTCGTCGTCATTATCAACAGGCTGTTCCGCTTCCAGCAACATCAGGCTGATTTCTTCTCTCCGCGTGAGATTGCATTGTTCAATTTGTTTTACCAGGCTCTCAACTTGCTGCTTAAGGTTGACAATAATGCCCTCTTTGCCCTCACAGTCGCCCATCTGGGCTATCTCCGCGGCAAAGGCTTTCAGTGTTTCGAGGCTTTCTTCCAGGTGTTCACGGTCGCTCTCAACGAGAACCTTACGCACCTGCAACTGCTTCATCATTACGAGCTTATCTCTGCGTAGCAACTCTGCCTCGGTGATTTTGCCGCTCGCAACTTCGTTTTCGTTTCGGAACTCGTTTTTTAAATCTTTGTTTTCAGCTACCATTCTGTTGACCCTTTCTTCTTTTAATATACAGCATTTTTTACTATTCCAACCACTTATCCGGCATAAGTCCTATTATCAGCGCGATAATGGTATATTTAATTATTTCAGCGATTCTTTTTGTCAACACGGCGTTGTTCAAAGGCAACATTCGCTCAATCTTTCTTAACTATTGTATTTATTTACACTTACCATAAATCAAATATATTGTCAATCTTTTTTTACGTTGTTTTCTTTATTCACGCCTGCGCAAGTTGTTTTATCTGTTCATTTTAACATTCGCATAACTTCTGGTTTTTACAATAGTTATATCAATTTTCATTTACTCATTTTTTCTTGGCACGTCTGGCATATTATTTGCAATACTCAAATAATATCATTGCTCTTTAAAAAGTCCAAATAAATTTTATTTTATTGTTGACAAATTAAAGTTTTTCTGACAAACTGCCGATACTTAAATAGTGCAGTCTTTGAAATATCAATAATCAAACTAATTTTCCGGCGGTGTTCTTATCACTCCACGTTTTAGGGACTGCACAGCCGCCGGAACTTTTTACGGCTGAATTATGCAGGCAATAACTTTAACAAATGAAAAATCCGCAGTCGTTGACGATGAAGACTTTGCTGTGCTTAATCGACACAAATGGTATTTACGACCATCAAAACCTAACAAGTCTGGCAAAATTACTTACTATGCGCAACGAGGTTTTGATGTTTTTAATCCGTATATGCACGTCCAAATAGATATGCACCGGCAAATAATGAATACGCCAAAGGGAAAACATATACATCATATAAATGGGTGCGGACTTGACAATCGAAAACAAAATTTAATTGTCTGCACACCAAAAGAACATAGTGCGTTTCATAGAAATAGAATTAGAAGTTAATAACATATTTTTTAGAAAGGAAACGAAAAAATGTATTACAAAATTACAATCACAAAGACAAGCAAGGGCATCGGGTCAAAAGACGATTATCAGATATTTGATAATGAGGTCAAAACCTTTGCAACAAAAGAACTGGCACTTGACTGGCTTAAAGATGAGTACAACTGCTGGCAGCTTGCAAAGCCGCTGTTAAAATTTGCGATTGAGCCTGTTGCATAAATAATTGCTCTTTTCCTTGAAATACTTCGGCTATGTGCTGATGCCGGATTAGTCAAACTCGGCAAGGTCGCGCTGGATGGCACGAAGATTAAGGCCGATGCTTCGCTGGCGGCCAATCGTACATTGAAGCATTTAGAGCAGGAAATAGATAAGATGCTTTCCGAGGCAGCGGCGAAAGAGGACTTATTATTGGAACTTTACCACGATAAACGCTTTTCGCTGTATAAACTTATAAAAGAGCTATGTTTACAATACCGCTAATGCGGCGGTTATGCAGGCAATAACTTTAACAAATGAAAAGGGTTTATGATGGCACGTATCGCTAAAAAAAACTATTATATTTTAGAAAACAGACACAAAAACTCTCGTGGCGAATGGCTAAAAACCACTGAATTGTCTATTGTAACTGGCCACAAGGCTGTTTGTGAGCGCGCGTACGTACTAAAACAACTTGATGTATCTGATATTAGATATAACAACGGCTGCCAAGCGTATGAACTTGAAGACGGCCATATTCGCGGTTATCGACCAGTAACTACATCGCTGAAGACTGTTTTGGATTTTTTAGATGCAAATCGGTTTTCACGCGCCTATATTGTAAATTGAAAACGTGAAATTACATTAAAAAAAAAGACGCCGTGTCAGGATTGGTCCTAACCCTGCATTTCGACGCAGTCACGGCGCATATGACACAATATT